AGAGCGAAAATGCGACCCTCCAGATTGCAGCGTTTAAAATAATTGCCGAACCCGATGATCACAAAAGGTTAAACCAAAGTTACGTCGAGCAGCAAAGCACAAATATCGATTTGACGGATATCACAACGGAGGATCTGGAACGATTTTTAAGCGAAAATGAATGATAAAAGGGAAGCGGTTAAACACTTGTTTCAGGTCGAGTTATCCAGACGAAAGTTTTGGCGCTTTTGTTTGTTTTACGATCCTGATTTTTTCCATAAAAGAGGGTTTTTACGGGATGTGGCCGAGGCGTTTCAGGATATCGAGGAAAGGAAAATAAACAGTTTAAGCGTATCGATGCCTCCACGGGCTGGAAAATCGTACATCACGAGTTTATTTTGCGCATGGACGATAGGGAAAAACCCAGATAAAAGCGTTATGCGAAATGCGTGTACGGCTACTTTGTATCTGAAATTCAGTTACGACGTCAGGGCGATATTAAAAAGCGACAAATTTCGTGAAGTTTTCCCAGAAACAAGGCTTTCGGACGATAAGGCTAATTTGCAAGGCTGGAATACAAACCAATCAAAACAGGTCGGTTATTTTGGGGCTGGGGTTGGTGGTACTATTATCGGTTTTGGGGCTTCAAATATTGCCATTACCGACGACCTTTACAAGGGAATCGAGGATGCGTTGAGCGATACAGTAAACGATCGAATCATTCAGTGGAAAGAATCGACACACGATTCAAGGCTGGAATCTGGATGCGCCAAAATTGATATCGGTACGCGCTGGACGTTAAACGACATTATCGGTCGGGGAATGGAGGCAAAGCATTACGATAAATCAGTAATCGTTCAGGCATTGAATGAGGACGACCGGTCGTTTTGTGAACACGTTTTAACAACGGCTGAATATCACGAAATTCGTAACCGGATGTCGAAGGAAATTTGGCTCGCTGAATACCAACAGGAACCTATCGATATGAAAGGGCGGTTATTTACTGGGGTTAACTTCATTACAAAAGCCGAGTTCGAGGATCTGATCAAAACAAACCCTATCGAGGGGTGCATTGGATACGTTGACGTCAGCGATACTGGAATGGATTACACGGCAGTGGCGATAGCCGCTATTGTTAAAAATAAACCTTTTGTTGTGGATTATTTATTCACTAGGGAAAATACCGATATAACGATACCACAAACGGCAGCTATTTTGGATAAATGGAGCGTCAATTATTGCCGTGTGGAATCCAATAACATGGGGGCGATGTTCGCTCGTAACCTACAGACTTTAACCAAATCAAAAATTTTGCAAGTGGCGAACACCACTAACAAATTAACCCGAATAATAATGCAAGCGGCATTCATAAATAACCGAATGATTTTCGTGCGAGACGGTCGTCAGGAAAGCGAATCATTCTTAACAAATATGTTCACGTTTTCAAAGGAGGGAAAGAATAAACACGACGATGCGCCCGATTGCGTGGCTGGGTTAGCGTTGTTCATGCAATCAATGTTTAAAAATTTGTCGTAATTTTGATTGAATTTTAATCAAGTGGGTAAATGACGTTATCGTGGTGGGAAACTTTTTTCGGGATTGATCCATACAAGGAAAACCGATTTATTAATCAGTGGTCGGATTTCATGCCTCACGTAAACCAAATGTGGGGAGTTAAAAACGCTGTTTGGATTGACACGAATAAGGCGTGGGAACACTTTAAAACGATTCCAGAACTGAGGGCGGTAGTTAGTAAGCGAGCGTCAATGATGTCGAGTAACGTGCCAAAAGTAATCGATTCAGAGGGCAACGAGTTAACGAACCACTGGTTTAATGATCTGGTAAAACGACCTAATCCGATTCAAAGCTGGTCCGATGTGGTTTATTCCCTTTCAGTGAACGACGGGCTTTATTCCAATTCGTTTGGATATTCGCCAAAACGCACAGGAAATATTCGTAATTTGTTTATTACGCTACCGTCCAATAAAATAATGATCGAAACCACTGGAAAAACCCTACGGCAAATCGATATCGACGGCATGATTTCTCGGTTCAAATTTGCTTACGATGATAACCGTTTCGAGTGGCTTACTTTGGATGAGATCATTTACCTAACGACTACGGACGGAATGAATCTGATTAAACCGACATCCAGAATCGATGCGTTAAAATATCCCCTTTCTAATATTAAAGCCAGTTACCACAAACGAAACGTATTACTGGAAAATATCGGGGCGATTGGGATTCTTTCCAGCCAAAAAAGCGATTTAGGCGGGGCGATTCCAATGACTCCAGAAGAAAAAATCGAGATCCAAAAAAGTTGGTACAACCGATCAAAGGACGAGTTATTAATCACTGAATCGCAACTAAATTGGACTCCGATGACGTTCCCTACGAGGGATTTAATGTTATTCGAAGAACTTACCGAGGATAAAATTGCGCTAATCGACGCTTTCGGACTTCATTACAATTTGTTTTCAAGTGAAAAAGGAACCACATTTACCAATGTTCGAGACTCTATTCGTATGGTTTATCAAGATACGATAATACCAGAGACGCAACAAATGTACGATTCGATTGCGCATCAAATGGGGCTCGATAAAGAGGGGGTTAAATTAGTCGCTGATTTTTCACATTTACCAGTTTTACAGGACGATGAACAAACCAAAGCAGCGGCTCAAAAGGTTACAACTGAAAACCAAAACATCCAATCGCAAGGGATTATTAACCTAAACTCAGCGGTTTTACGTGGTGAAATGTCAAGGGATAACGCTATTAATACTCTGGTTTTGGTTTATCAATACGATATAACGGAGGCATCAAATCTAATTTTATGAACAAGGATCTAAACATTTACCGCACAAAAGCGGCACAAACGATTAAAGATATGGACTCGGAAAGGCGCGAGGTTGCTGTTTATCTGAGTATCTTCGATAATATCGATGCGGATAACGACATGATCAAAAAAGGGGCTTTCAAAAAATCCATTCAAGAACGAGGGCCGGAATCCACTGGTAACCGAAAAATCGCTTATTTGAGGCATCACGATTGGGACTGGCAAATCGGCAAATGGTTAAAACTCGAGGAGGACGATAAAGGCTTATTTGCGGTAGGTCAACTCGGACGTTCCACGGCTGGTAGCGATGCGTTTCTGGATTACGAGGACGGGATTATTCGAGAACATTCAATCGGGTTTCAATACATTCAGGATAAAATACGATACGTCGAGGATCCCCAAATGGAACAAGGGGGTTATTTTATGATTACTGAGGTAAAACTTTACGAGGGTTCAGCGGTTACTCTGGGGGCAAATGATCTTACGGAAACGGTTGGCGTGATGAAATCTGAACAGAAAAAGGAAAAAGCCGATAAATTACAAAGGGAAATTAACACCGTAATTAAAACCCTTGCAAATGGCAAAGGAAGCGATGAGCGGCTTTATTCCCACGAAATGAAACTCAAATACCTAAACGCTGAAATGTACGCACTTGCGACAACTGAACCGCTGGATTTACGGCATTCAGTACAAAACGAGCCGCCCAATGTGGCAGCGTTTGACTGGGGTAAAGTGATAAATTCAATTTAAGTTTAATTTAAAAATCCAAAAACAAATGGAAAATTTAACACCTGAACAAGTCGTTGAACAAATCAATGTTAAGTTCGATGAAAAATTAACAGGGGTTGCGACCAAATCGGACGTAGAATCCCTAAAAAGTGACGTTGAAACGCTTAAAGCTATGGAGCAAAAAAGCGCGGATATCGAAAAAGCAATCGCTAAAATGGAGGGTCGTTTGGAGGCGATGGCGGAAAAAGCCATAACACCAACTGAAAAAACACCAAAAACGTTAAGCGAAGCGCTTATTAAAGCGTTCAATGATAACGTTGAAAAAATCAGCGAGGGAGTTGAAAAGCGACAAGCGGTAAACATGAACGTTAAAGTCGATACGACGATTACTGGTAGTTACTCTGGAAACGTTGCCCTTTCCACTTTGGAGGCTGGCGTTAACAGGATCGCTCGACCGATTCGTCGAATGAGGGAAATCGCTAACGTTGGAACTACATTATCGAAATTCGTTACCTACATTCAGCAAACAGTACAACCGATTGCGGGCTGGGTTGGCGAGGCTGGCGATAAGTACAACACGACCACTGAATATAACGAAGTATCCGAGGAGGTAAAAAAGGTAGCTGGTTATATTAAAGTTTCAAAGGAAATGCTCGCTGATTTGGCTTTTGTTCGTTCCGAAATAAACATGGATTTAATGGAGGCAATCGAGCAAAATATCGACGATGCAATCCTTAACGGTGCTGGCGGTACTTCATTAACTGGATTGATCGGTAACGTGCCGACTTTTGCTGCGGGTTCGTTTGCTGGAGCGGTTCCATCGGCAAATATTCAGGACGTTATTCGTATTGCAAAAGCTAACATCGAAGCGGCTAATTTTATGCCGACTCATGTGGTATTGAATCCAGAGGACGTCGCTAAAATCGAATTAACTAAAACCACT